TAACTGCACGCCTCCCGTTCGCTCTTGACGGCGGCGGGCTTCAGATAGAAACTTATCCGTCTGGTTGGTGTCGTCATTGGTTTACTCCTTGTCCATTGCGTACAGCCCATTAACCAGAGCAAACTGTGGCACCCCGTCCGCGATGAAAGTTGCATTAACTCCGCAGGCTTCGCGGATAGCGGGTGCCACAATCTCCGCTCCTCCACCGACAACCATCACCCGCCCGTAACCCGAAAAACCCGCCAGCGCGCGGATCACGCGTTGTTTCAGTGTTTCTTCCTTTTCACGAATAACTGCCATCAGGCTGGCGTAATGCGCGTCATTGTGGATGTGCTGGCGCAGCCAGGCTTCATCATGGCGATGTTCGATAATGGTATTGGCGATGTGGTGACTGGTGCGCATACCGTTAGTGGCCATCACCGACAGTACGGCATCGGCCATCAGAGAAACGCCTACGTGTGGATCGCAAAACACCTGGCTGATACCTGCCAGTTGCCCCTGAACCTTTGCCACATCCAGCGTGGTTCCGCCCAAATCCACAATCAGCAGGGATTCAAACGGACTCATGTCAGCCAGTGCCTTAAAGCCAGCCGGAATGGATTCAGGCATAACCCGCACGTTACGGATAGTGAATGCCTCGCCGTTCTGGTACTCCACCGGGCGCATAACGTTCGCTTTTTTGCGGCTGATGTTGGCCATGTCCGGCTGTGCGTTTGTATCGAAATACTCGCTCAGTGGCAGGGTGACAACCACATCCACTTCCTGTGGCGTGATGCCTGATTTGACCAGCGCGTGATGAATGGCAATGACATTCACATCGCTGTACTGGTATTGCGTGTCGGTCGTCTGGATAAAGCGATCGCTGACCGGATCAAAACCATAGCGCACGCCATCAAGCATGTAGTTCGCGGGCTGCGTGCCACCGAACGGCGCAGACCATTCCGACTTGAAGCTGTTCGGGCTGATGGCGTTGCGGCGTTCGCCGTTCTCAGTCCATGCCAGCTTGATGTTGGTGGAGCCGTCGTCGATACAAATTTTCATGTCGCTTTTCCTTATGTTGATTAATTAACCGTTTACGGGATTTTTAAATCCCGCTTTCGCCTGTTTTGTGCGCACTTCATGTTTTATGGCGCGTTTTTTGCTCATTTACGGGATTTGTGAATCCCGTTTCTGTCTGTTTTTTGTTTCCACTGGTCAGGCCACCCCGCAGCAGGTCTGCTTTGCGGTGGGCGCGTTCAGTGGTTTCACTGATTCTTTGTGCATGCTCTGCGTCACGGATGGCGCGCAGCATGTCAGAAAGCACGGTAACGGGTGTTTTCATGGTGTTCTGGTCTTGCTGAAGTGTGGATGCCAGGCGTGCGGCGGCTTCGGGGTCTGATGCCCCCAGCTGTTCCAGATAGCTGGCGACCGGGTTATGACGGATCTCCGTGCTGCTTACGCCGTGATTGCGGCTCAGGCGCTGCCAGAGCTGCGTGATTCGGCTGTCCGGGCGGGTATCCGGTTTGCGTACAATTTCAAATCCCTGCGGTGCAATGATGCTGCCGTCAACGTACAGGCTGCCGCCCCGTAACAGGTGCTGCATCTGCTGTTCACCGATATGCAGGCCGAGAGATTCGGCAGACTCCCGCCATTCTTTAGCGAGTAATTCGTGGTTATCAGGCAAAGGCCGCTGCTGTTTGCGGCTCTGTGTCCAGCTCTGCATTTCATCACTGCTGTTTTTTGCCTGTTTGTCACGCAGCGAACGCATCAGCGCCCGGCGTTCGTGCCGTTTCAGTGAGCGCATCCATTCGTTCACTTCAACGCCGTCAGGGAGCTGCGGCCACGGTGCTGGCCGTTCTTCCGGCTGTTCTGTCCCGTTGTTGTCCGTTTCCTGTACACGGGGACAGTTATTGCCACGAGTCCAAGGGGCGGCAGGGCCGCCCTGAAGGTCAAAACCATTTTCGCGGGCGCTGTCTTCCGCTTCCGGTTTGCGTCTTACCAGCTTCCAGTTATCCGGATGCGTGCATACGCGGGAAGACTCCCCAATGAGCGGCGACCAGATCCCGTAAATCTGTACGCTCTGTTCACCGTAATCGTTCAGCTCATCTGCGAGGTCGTAGGCGGTGCGAATCAGGTAGTCCTTGCGTGGAACAAGCACGCCACCCTGTTTTTCAATGTAGGTGGCAAAACACCCGGCATCGGCGGCAGCGAGTACCGCATCCATTGCATCATCTTTCAGCCGTTGCGGGCCTTCCGGATTGCGTGCCATCTGGCTGGCAAGGCGGCGCAGTTCACGCCACACCTGACGGGAGGGGATACCAAAGAACTGGAACTGACGGACCCGGTGAAGGCGCGCCCAGCCGATGGCGCGCTCCACGCTCTCGGCCATTGATTTTCCGGTTTCGTGGTCAACGCGTGGCTTGCCCGTTTTCGGGTCGATGCCATCCACGGCGCGGCTGTCCAGGTTCTTTCCGATGTAGGTAGCGATGTAGCTGGTTGGTGTGCCTTTTGAGCCGTCGACATACTCCGCCTTAAAGCGCGGAGTAATATCATTGCCCAGCTCGTGGCGGTCCTCCTGAATGGCAATATCGCAGACGTGGGACACGATGGTTTCAATCTCGTCCGGATGTGCAAAGACCATCATATGCCAGTGCACGGTGCCGTCATGGTGAGGCTCCACCGTGCGGATGCCATACCAGCGCAGGCCGTCGCGGTTCAGTTTTTTGCGGACCGCCGCAAAAAACGTGTTAACCAGGTAATCGCTGGAGTCGCGCATGGTGGCCCCGTTCCATTTGGGGTTCGGATGACCGTTCTCCGTTGTTGCGTGGTATTTTGACGGGCAGGTGACGGTCAGAAACACCGCTCTGTCGCCACGGGCTTCGGCCAGAAGTTCCAGTCCCTTCATGGTGGCCATCATTTCTGCCTTACGGTGAACCGGGTTACTTACTCCCGCGTAATACACCGTCTCGAGATCAATCGTGAACCCGTCTTCATTTTCCAGCATGAAACTTTTCAGGAAATCGCGTGTTTTCTCGCGCTGTGCGCGAAACTCGCTTAACGCATCCTGGCTCAGATAGGGTGATGTTTTTCTGGAAACCAGACAGGCGGCGCGGAGTTGTTCTTCTCTCCACTCGCAACGTAACAGCCACAGTTTGCGTTTCCACCAGTCCGCACAGGTCAGGCGGAGGATTGCGCCCGGTAACAGTTCCGTATTCGGATCGCTCTTGTTCAGGGCTTCGTAATGTGGCGGCATGATGTGCAGGCATAATGCGATACGGGCTAGCATCCGGTAAGCCTTCAACATTACATCCATGGTCAGCTCGCCATCTCTGGCACCAAAGCCATCGCAGAGTGTTTCAAAGGTGCTGCTGAACATCGCCGCCGTCATGGTGGCCAGCGTCTGTATCTGGTGCTTGTTGAGCTGCGGCAGGTAAAGCAAATCGTCCAGGCGTTCTCGCCCGGCAAGGGAGCGATAACCCGGTGTCAGCCAGCGTCCGTCAGTGCGATCCAGACGTTCGAATATTTTGCGCAGGGTTCCGCGTGCATAGCGTTCCGCCTGCCAGCTCTTTTTGCCTTTCTGGCGATCGGCTTCCTGTTTTTTGCGCAGGAAGGAGAGGTGGCGAATAAGCGGATCGCGCAGATAGGATGGCAGCAGGCGCAGCGAGGCCATGGCTTCATCCACCGCGCCGCGTGCCTGTTTTCTGGCTTCTCTGGCCAGTGTGATGGTTTTGTCCTGTTTTTCCTGTGCGTCCAGGCTTTTATTAATCAGGTTGCCCAGCGGTGTGGCGGAGAACGCCGCATCAGCCATTTCCTGGCGGCGTTCGTTCTCTGCCCGGTAGGCATCCAGCCAGGAGGAAAGTGCGGATTCAGGTGCGGGGATCTCCGTTCCTTCACGTCCTACTGCGTGGCGCGGTTGTTGCCAGTCCCTGATGTACTCTGTCGTCATACTGATTTACTTCGTCATGCCATTCAGAGTGTCACGGCAAACGGCAGCCAGCCGCTGAATCTCCAGCACAGTGTCTTCTGTGTCGGCATGGTGGTGTGTGATGCGGATACTGTCGGCAATCACATCGACGATCGCAGAGGATGGGCGCTGGTAAATGCCAATAACGGACGGGGTGCCGCCTTCAATGCGGTAAAGCCTGTAATTTCCCTCGTGGCTGTCAATCATGTAGCGACCATCAATAACAATCTTTCCGTCAGCGAGCTGCGGTACAGGCAGGGATTTCAGGTACATGTCATAACGGTCACGCACGCGAACGGCAAGATCACGCTCTGTGTTGAGCAGGTATTCAAGAAAGTCGTTGGCGAGAATCATTGCGGCAATCCTCTTTACTACAGATGTGCGAAGGCCTCCCGCCGCAAGGTGCAGGAAAGGCCCGGAACAGGAATTAATGGAGTTTGTTTTGCTGCTGGATGAGATCCTGAAGAGACAGGAGGTCTTCCGCCAGATAGCTGAATACAGCGGCGCAGTAGTCGGCTGAAATAGTGCTGTTGAGTCTGTGCAATGTGTTGGATTGCATGATAAAGGCGATGTGTGCAGCGCGGGTGAGTCTGCGGTCGATTTCAGTCTGGATGTGACGACGCTCTGCGATAGCGCGGTGCTGTTTGCGGTTTGCCATGGTGTGGCCTCTTTGGTTGTAAGTTTTGAAAACTCACCATCCAGAGGTGGAAAACTCGGGGTGGTGAGACGTACAGGGTTTCCACAACCGGCAACCAAAGAACCCGGCCCGACCGAAGTCGGCCCCATACGCCCCACCATAATTCGTGTGCGAAAAAGACGTGGCGATACGGTACGCACAAAAAAACCGCTGGCGCGGTTGTGCGCTTTGGTTGTCAGCGGGGTGGAAATCCCGGCACCCGTTTTATGAGGTGCAGCGGAAATGTAACCTGACTGATTGCGGCATGGCAAGCGGTTTTTTTGTGTGTGCATGTTCTGGTTTCTTACTGGTTCAGAAAAAAATCAAAAACCTTGTCAATGCGTTGCAGCAGCTCTTGCTGTATTGCTTCCGGCGTTTCCGGTTCGCCTGGCACCTCCAATGTCGCGCAGAAATCAGCGATTTCATGATGGAGCGTCAGGCGAATGGCAGGAGCCGTGGTTCTGGCGTGCTCCAGCTCATCCAGCAATGCCAGCACAGCAGACGGCGAGAGCATTGCGCGAAATGCCAGTAATTTTTGAGGTGTTGCCATTCGTTGCAGGGCAAATGCCAGTTCGCGTAGCTTCTGGTGGTTGATGGTGCTCATGTTCTGGCTTCCTTCAGTAGCTGGTTAAACATGTGAGTAAGTGGATTGCTACACCCGAACGGCATCGGGTTTACGTGGTAAGAAGCCTGGCCTCCAGTTTTGCGAGCGCGACCACCTGTGCTGCGGTTTGTTCTGATGACTAAGCCGCCGCGCCAAAGTTGGCGTAACTCAGCATTAATGGCTGTGGTTGGAGTATTCAGTGCTGCGGCGATCTCTCCGCCGCTACACCCCGGATGAGTAGCGATGTAGTCCAGAATGGTCATCTGCGTGGCTCCTGTACTTGTCGGATAAGATTCACCCGCGCCACGTTGGTGGCGCAGAAATAAGTGCCGTCAGTGAGGTAGATGTGGTGCGCATCCTTTTCCGAACGATGTTTGTCGATAGTGGTAATCAGGCGTTCGTCGACCTCGTATTCACGTCTTCTGGAGGTGAAACGAACGACGGTAAATTGCTTAATTGCCATTACACTCCCTTGCTTTATGTCCGTGTTTGAGCTTTTCTATTTCTTCTTTTTGTTCTTTTAATATTCTTATGGCTGTAAAAACATTAAAGCCCATAAAATGTGCTCTGTTCGCTAGTGGAATGCTGGTACCTTTGTTAGCTATATCATCTTCAATATCAGTGAAATACTGACGTATTTCTTCTAGCGCGGCGCAGAGTTTTGTGAGATCTCGCCCTACATCATAATACGCAGTCCTTAGTATTTCTTGATTTGTCCTGAGCATGCTAACCTCATGTTTATATATGCGGATACCTCCGCGAGTGCGGATTGTTTTCATGTTTTCTTATTTAATCTGGTGTTTTGTTTGTGCAGTTATTCGTCAGAGAAAAAACGCTCAATCTTTTTCACTGAATGAATAATTCGCATAATGCCAATGGTGCAGACCACCGAAATAATCAGAATAAGCCATGACATAAATATACTCATGCGATATTCCCCAGTTTATATGGTTCAATGCGAACCCCGTATTCTGTGTCCCGGACAAGTTCGGAAAGCTCGTTAATCGCATCCAAATCGTCAGCGTAAAAGGCCACGTCATAAAGGCTTCTGATTGCCCTTGCTAATGAATCATAGGCCGCGTGTTCTGCCTGGACTCCTGATGTGTTTAAGCGAAAATGAAAACGCTCAAGTGCTTTATTGACGAGAGTCTTGTATTCCTGGTCCATTGCAACGCCCTTTAATCTGCCTTATGGGTTTCAGCTTCTGAATCCATACAAATAATTTCGATATAGGGTTCATCGCCATTAACCTGACGTGCCTTTTCAGCTTCGCTAATGATTTCTCGTACGGTCTGATACGGAAGCTCCACAGTCAGGCGCGTACCGTTCAGATAAACGTAAGTAGCTGCGTTTTTTTCGGATGGAACAACTCCGTCAATGGCTGATGCGCGTAATAACAGTTCACCGCGAAAATCAATAAAACGGATAAATACACTTTGTGCATGGTCTTTGGTCATAAATCACCTGTTATAAATCAGCTTGTTTAATGAAATTCTGTCCGCGCAGCAGACGATCAACCGTGCGCAGAGCTTCGTACAACGTGAAATCCTGTCCAAACTGATTGTCGCCGTTGCTCAGAGCAAAAATGCGGTTTCCGGTAAATGGGTTGCGTTGGCATCTGTGAACCACGATTCCAGCTTTCTCAATTAGCCAGGTGTGTTCACCAATTTGTTTTACGGGATGGCCATCAGGTGTGGCGTGTGTTTCGCTCAGGCTGTAGCGAGAGCTGCTGCGTGATGCACTGGTGGCGAAACGGTTAGCGTGGCGTTCCGCCCCGTTGCGGAAGCGTTGCTGTGAAGAATTTCGTTGTTGCTTCATACAAAAATATCCTGCTGCTGTTGCGAATTTGTGCCGGGTTTTAGCCATGCCCGGCGCATGGTTTTGTGGTATTTTTCCACCGCCCGCAGTCTTGAAGGGGCTGTAAAGGGCGCGTGTTTAACCAACCACAAAGGAGTTGTTATGGAATTAGATGCTTTTGTGTGTCTGCGAATTTTTGAAAAACACTGCGAGCGAGTTGCTGAATCCTATCGTGATGTGCTGGATAAAGAAACAGCCAACTCAGCATTTGTTGCTACTCGAGCATTAATTCTCCTTAAATTGGATTTGCTACTTGTCGAGTATCGAAGAAATATTGATTCCAAGTGTGTAGTCCTCTTCGGAAAAAATGTGCTTTATCATTATCTTTTCACCCAAAAGGGTGTTTCATTGTCTGATGCCAAAAATATGTGTCTCCATGACATACTTATTGTTCTCTGGAATGATATTAATGCATATGTAATACCAGAGCATGTATCCGAGCGTATCCAGATTCTTTATAAGCACGAGCTCTCATCTCCAATGCCTGATTTAAGTTATGAAGATGAAAGTCTGTTGCACTTTAAGGATTCTGCTTGGGATTTTTATCCTGCCGATACACGACTGAATTAAGAAACTCATTGTTTCTATCTATTTCAGCCTGGTAGGCCTCTAACTCATGCCGTAATTGTTGTTGTCTTAGTGGTAACCTGTTGCGGCATTTCAATTCTGCTACAACGGTTTCCAAAAAATTTATCAGTTCTTCATCAGTGTATGAGCCAGCATAAATGTACGGTTTAGTGTTAGCGCATGTACAGTCTGCTGTTTCTTTAATGAGCATTGATTCGTCATCCATAATCTGTCGATAAAGTTCAAATGCTTCTTCGGCAGGAAACCTGAGCATGACGCCGCATACTGGTTCTAAAACCAATCCGAACGTTCCCTTTGCGTTATCCCGACAAAAATGGCCGTATTCATCGTCGGGATGCAGGGTGGCATCTTTCAAATCTTCGCCATTCTGAAGCTTTGATTTAAATGCCATCAGGTCAGCGAACGTTCTGTGTAATTCGTGGTAGTCAATGCTGATTTCAACCTGTGGTTTGCCCGGAAAAACCAGCAAAAGCTTCTGGTGTGGTTTTTCGTTTTTCAGGGTTTCCAGTCGTTCCAGTAGCGCTTTATTTTTGTGATTCATTCTACTGTTACCTCTTTTAACTCATTCAGGCAGTGTGATATAGCCCACTAACTGCCCGTGTTTGAAATAACGGCGACGAAAATAATGTGTTAACAATAAAGCAATCATGCGGCCCTCGCTTTTTTAGTTCTGCTTCGTTTGCTATGTGTCGGCTTAAATAAAAACAGGCGGTTTTCCCAGTCATGCCATTCCTGCGGAGCGTTTTCGATCAAGCGATCACATGCTTCATCCCACGCTTTTCTGTTGATGTAGAGTTCAGCGTTTCCTCCTGGCCTAAGAGGGTCTGTCATATACACGGCTGGCAATTTCCCTGCTTTAGCCATGCTCACAATGGCGCTAACTGTTTTGCCGATATACAGCGCAAATCCTTCTTTTGACAGGAGATGCGAGGGATTTTCTGAAAGTCGAATTTCTTCACGTTCACGTGCTTTGCGTTCTGTTTTTTGATGCTCCCCTTCTGGCATTTCTGACAGGCGATCGCATCGTGTTCCGCAAAGTGACTCAGGCGCGTTTTGAGTGCTTTCTTGCATCTGATATCCTCCGCCATTGGTGCTCTTTCTAATTGGCACTAGTTGGAACCACTTAGAACATTTGTTTGCTGTTCATATGTGGTGTTAATCTACACATATGTAGGAGTTTGTCAAATGGACATTCCTCAAAAAATTCGCGTCATGCGCAAATCTGAAGATCTCACTCAGCGGGAATTCGCTGATATGATTGGAATTTCTTATTCTGCTCTGACCAGTTATGAGTATGGTCGTAACCTTCCTGGCCTCGAGATCACTATCAAGCTTTTCAAGCACCCGAGATTTTCTAAATACCGCGACTGGTTTCTGTTTGATGAAGTTGAACCCAAGGCCGGGCAGGTTGTACCGGCTCTCGCACACATTGGGCAAGGCGAAGCGGAATCATCCCGCTCCGGCAAGAAAACTGGTTAACGGTTCACCAGGCATTTATTTCCCAGAGCTGTGATCAAGATGATGTTTTCATTGGAGGGCTTCCTTATGTCGATTAAGAAGCTCGCTAATGGCAAATTTTGTGTGGACGTGCGGCCTGCTGGATCAGAAGGAAAGAGATTCAGGCGGCGATTTGATACTCGTGGTGAGGCTGTTTTGTATGAGCGTCATGTATTGCAGCATTACCACGACAAAGACTGGGTTGATAAGCCAACAGAACGGCGCTCGCTGAGGGAGTTGCTGGATTGTTGGTGGCTATACCATGGGAAAAACCATCCTTACGGTGCGATGGAGCGAGTGCGTATTTCTGCGGTCATTAGTGATCTTGAAAGTATTAATGTTACACGCAGTGACCAACTTACTCGTAAGAACATAATTAATTATCGGTTATTGTTGCTTAACCGCGGAATAAAACAATCCACGGTTAATCGTTATTGCGCAATGATGAGTGGTTTCTTCACAAAACTAATTGACGCAGAGGAATATTCTGGGGTTAATCCGTTTCATGATGTGAAAAAACTTAATATCAAACAGCCTGAAATGGCTTATTTGTATCATGAAGATATTCCACGATTACTGGAGTTGTTATCTGGTGATGAATTAAAAGCCGTCTTGTTGTGTCTGGCAACAGGTGGAAGATGGAGTGAAGTTGCAAATATCAAGGGGGAGCATGTTATTAGCGGCAAAGTCATTTTTATGGAAACAAAAAATGGGAAGCGTCGCGTTATACCTATATCGTCAGAACTGGAGTGCATGATTAAGACTAAGGCTACTGGTCGTTTAATTTATCCGAGTTATGCCGCTGTCAGAACGGCTATCAGAAAAGTGAGGCCCGATCTTCCTGAAGGGCAGTCGATACATGTTTTACGGCATACCTTTGCCACTCACTTCATGATTAATGGCGGGAATATCATCACTTTGCAGAGAATACTTGGGCATAGCACTATTCAGCAGACGATGACTTATGCCCATTTTGCACCGGATTATCTGCAGGATGCTGTGCGCTTTAATCCTGTGGCTGAGTTGTCCAGATATTGCCCATAAAATAGGACTAAATAAGCCTTGAACCGCCCCGGGAATCCTGGAGACTAA